AACGCACACACCCTTTAGGGTGTATAAGTGCGCCCTTGTAAACAAGGGACTATTCCTCTGTGTTCATTTCTTCCTCTTGATTTTCTATGTTTTCTTCTTCCGTTTGTTCTCTTTTCTCTATGATTTTTCTGATTTTTTGATTGACTGCTTCTTTGATATTTGGAAATGTAATGAGCTGATAAAATTCATCTTTGGTTAAGTTCTTGCTTTCGGTAAAGATACTTTCAAATACTGCTCCTTTTTCATAAAGCCGTCTATCTCTCTTTTTTCTCTCTTCCTGTTTCTGCTGACTAATGAGCTTTTTTCTTTTGTTTTGTAACTGCTTGATTTCTTCTTCTGCCATTAAAATTTTTTCATCTATATTTTTCATTTTCTTTGTCCTTTCTTTTTAATTATGAGCAACAAAAAAGAGATAACATTTCTGCTATCTCAACAATAAACTTCTGTCTGTACTACATAAAAATATGCTTTTAGGTTTTATATGTTTTGTAAATTAAATATCCATTTAAGCCATGAATAAACTGAACTGGAACGTCTAACTATCTGCCCCTCATTACACACATTATTTTCTCTCATAATATTTTGAATTTCTTCTTTTGTAGGTAACTCTCCACTATTATAAACTTTTATAAATAGCCTATTAAATATTTCATGTTCTAAAATCAAACTGACCAATTTTAATTGGCGTTCTTTATATCTAAGTTTTACTGTATCTTTTCCTAATTTGGATAATGAAACTTTTTTTACTATCTTTTCTTCGTCTTCAACATCTTTCTTTTCAAACAATCCAAGATACTTACCAGCATTGTAATAATAATCTGACTGTCTTAAATCAAATTCCATAGTTTCAGCAATTTCTTCTGTGGTTTTATTTTCTTCAAATAAAATCTCCATTAGTGATATAATTCTTTCAAAAGAATTAGCCTGTATAAAAGGAATATTAGTATTATTTTGATTATCATCATAAATAACTTTTACATCCGAATACACATCATAAAGTTCATTTAAAGCAATGTCTGTATCTTGTAAAGAATAATTTTTAGATTTAACTAATCTTATTGATGAATAGTTGTCTTTATCTTCAAACACATATTCAAATAGTCTATATATCTGATTTGAATAAATAGAAAAAACGAGTCTAATAGGCTTGACAACTTTACTTGCCCACAATCTATACGGATAATAAAGCTGTCTGATGTGAAAATCCGGATGAACAACATTTTTTGCTTCTAAAATAACAACGGAATTATTATTTTCCATTCCTCCATCAATTTCACATTGTGCATTTTTTACGTCAACTTTAAAAGAACTCCCTCTATGTCTATCTACACGAAAACTGAAAATTCCTGTTCCCATTCTTCCATTAAATGTGGCAACATTATCATCTTCATCTAAAAAATCATCTAATATTTTTGAAAGCATTAAAACATTAATCGCATTCGCCTCCGATGATATATTACCAATATCAATAGTTTCATATTCTGGAATTTCAACTTTTTGCATTTCTGTTATATGTTCCCCTAATTCAGGAATTGGTTCATACAACTTAAAATCACTTAAAACATATCCGTTTCTACTAATTGGCAAAATATTAATATTGTGCTTTTTGAAAATACTGGGCAAATTTTCAGAACTGTCCCACTTCGCCATTAATCGTGGTTCCTTAAATTCTTTTATTTGATTGGCAGTAATGAAAAACGCACCCTCGCTCTGAATTTTATTGAGAATATCATATTTTTCAAAAAGTTTACTCCAAGCTTCATTCACATTCATTTTAATCATAATTCCTTACTAATACTTCATTTATTTCTCCACGTTTATTACCATTACTATTTATTGAACGCTTTGCTTTTACAGTAATAATTTCATAATCTTTATACAATTCTCTAATGAAAGGGTGATCTGAATTTGATAATAAAACTTGATAAAGAGAATATTGAAATGGTAGGTAAAATAAGAGAAATCGACAAAAAGATGAATTTCCTATCGTGGTATGAACTATACGTTAGCGATAAAAGAAAGGGCTTGCTTATATACAGGAAGGTAAAAAAGGCAGAGGTATGCAGTCCTTACGTCCGCCGTCCTAATTCTTGGTTCTACCACTCGTGGCAAATCCGCGTCATACGGTTGGATAGTGGTGTCTGCATACCCCTTTGCGTTTGGATGCTCCAACTGTCAATCTGATTATGCGTATCCGCCACACCGCCACGCCGAGGTTCGGTCTTGGATTATGGTCGTTACATCCCACTTGCAAAGTTACACCATTATTTCGACAAAACAATGATAATCAATTAAGAATCTCACAATTATGAACATAAAAGAACTTGAAGACTACCTCCGAACGATGCCCGACGAACTTATGGGCGACACTGCCGAAATTGTTGCCGAAACGGCTACGGAGTATTTTAAGGAGACTTTTCGCAAAAAGGCTTTCGACGGCAACCCGTGGGCGCCTGCCAGGACGGCAAAGAAACGTGGGTCGTTGCTCATCGATTCGGGGGCTATGATGAACAGCATTCGCCCGCTGGTTGTATCGCCGCAGCGTGTGGTTATTGCTGCGGGCAACCAGAAGGTAACGTATGCTAAGGCACACAACGAGGGTTTCGATGGCGAGGTGCAAGTGCCGGCACACACCCGCCGCACGAAAAAGGGTAGCACCAACGTAAAGGCGCATAGCCGAATGGTGCATATTACACAGCGCCAGTTTATGGGCGACAGCGAGGAACTGAACGACAGAATTAAAGGAAGAATAGTAGATTATATTAAAAATTTGAGCAATGAATAAAGTTTTTTTTCTTGCCGTTACTAACCATATTGCGGCAAATGTTTCACAAATTAAATGGGTAGATGCCGACGAAGGTCAGCTTAACGTTGCGTGCCGTCCGCCTGTGGCGTTTCCAGCTTGCTTGGTAGATATTAGCTACCCGCAGTGCGAAAGTCTGTCGGGTGGTGTGCAGCGCATTCGTGCAAGGGTTGAGCTTCGGGTGGTGTTTGCTATTCAGGGCAGTACTAATGCTGCTGCACCTGCTGCTGTGCGCGAGCGGTCGTTGGCTCGGTTCGATGTGTTGGAGGCTCTGCACAAGGCGTTGCAGTGGTGGAATGGCGGCGGACTGTTCAACCCCTTAAAACGCATCAGCTCCACGCCGGAGCGCAGAGCCGATGACTTGAAAGTGTATAGGGTGGTTTATGAAACGGAGTTTTTTGATTAGTGCCACGCGAAGCCGGGGAACTGCTTTGCCAGCTTCTGTGTTGTTGGGCGTTGCTCCAGCAGCGAGTGTAGCAGTTCGTCCTGGTCTACCAGTGCGTTCTGTATGGTGCGCTCGCCCACAAAAAATTCGTAGTCGGAGAGTATTTTCATTACGTCGTCGAAGCGGCGTCGTTTTATTTCGGTCCAATAGTAGTAGCGGGCTGCGATGGTGCGGTTGCGCTTTGCCAATCGGTCCTGCGGCGTGACTATCGTCGCATCACCATCGGGCAGTGTAAAGGCTCTACGGCGTATTTTTGTTTCGCGTTGTGCTACTTTGCCTAAATCAAAATTTAGCATTAGTTGTTTCATACAATGTGGGTGGGCTTTGTATAGCACAAAGTTACAAAAAAAAGTTGCTGAATATCAACTATTCAGCAACTTTCTTTATTGTGTGTATCATGGTGTTTTACGTTCACTATGCTTTTTTACTTATGGGTGAGGTTGAGTGCCGCCTCCAGCGGGTTTGTTGCCAGCGGGTTTCTTTGCTTTTGGTTCTACTCGTTCGTAGGTTACGCCTTCGAGTGTGAAGTATCGGGTAGATGGACGTAGTTTCACCATTGGCTTCTTTATGTCGCGTGTGGCGTTGAAGTCTTCTATGTGGTCTACGGCTTTCGATTTGAACGATGGCGACAGTGTGCCAATGTCGCCAAAGTCTACACTTTCTCCGCTCTCTACGTGGCGTTTAGCCATTTCGGCTGCCAGGCGCAACACGGCTTCCACTTCGGCTCCTGTAAAGGTGGTGGCTCTGGCTACTTCTTCGCAGAATTTGCGGTGGGTTACTCTCTGTCGGTCGGTTGGGCGTGCTATAAACACTTTTTGCCCTTTCTTTGGTCCTACACTTAGTTTTTGCTCTCTAATTGTGAAATTCAAACATTTTGTCATAATTCTGTTGTTTTATTTTGTTTTTGCCCCGTTGTTTTCCCTTTGCCTTGGGGCTTTTGTTTGTGGCTTTAGGGTGGTTGTTTTTTTATATGTGTTGCCCGTGCTTTTTTATATCTATAGATCTACGCTTGTATATCTATAGATCTACGCTCGTACATCTATAGATCTACGTTTGTGCATCTATAGATGGCTTGTGGCGTGGTGGTGGTCGTGCCTGGTGGTGGGCTTTTTTGTTGGCTGTTTGTTTCATTGTTATTTACTTTGATTGAAAAGGCTTAGTTCGTCGCCTTTCTGATATACTATCTCCACCCACGACATATCGGGATCATCGATGTCGCGCAGGGTGTCTGCATCTAATGGACCGAAGAAAAAGCCCTTATCGCCTTCCATATACTTTATGGGTGCTTTTATCAATTTAGCCCGTATGTGTATGTGGGAGCGGCGGGGCACTTCGGGTTTGCCGGTAAGCCATTCGGGCTTGCCACAGGTGCAATTCCTGTAGACACCTTCCACTTGATAAATGCGCCCTTTGTAGCATTCTTCGTGCCCAACCCAGTGGTACGTGAACTTATCACCAACTTGTATCATATTTCATACCCGTTAGCTTTCTGTCATTCCCAATGGTATTTGCTTCCACGCCCCATTGTTATTGCGCACTTCGGCACGAATGAATTGTTTGCTCACTGTCGGCTGATAGCTTTCTTCAATGATGCGCACACCTTCCAAAAAGCGTTCGTTGCCGTTATCCTCCGCTATCTTGCGCAGCTGAACAATGCGTGATGCCTTCAGCGTGCCCTGTGCATCTCGGGCTAATAGGCGGAACACCATGTTTACAAGCGATTGTGTCGCCGTATCTTTTGCCAGCGATGAAATGTATTCTTTTACTATGGCAATGCCGTCTTCCACAGTGTCGCGGTAGCCGTCGGTGGTGTATTGTCCTATCGTCAGGCGCATATTGCCGTCTGAAGTGGTAAAGGTGTGCGAGCGTTGGTCGGGATTCTTCGCCTTGAACAACTCTGCCTTTGTCGCTATGATGGCTTTAAAGTTGTCGATAACTTTTTGCTTTACCGTCTTAATATCGCACGATAGTTCCAGCAATATGGGTATGGCTGCTTCCACCTCATCGTCCACCATCTGCTTGTAGGTTTCACGGTCAGCCTTGGCTTTTGCTGCAGCTGCCTTCTTTGCCTCCTCTGCCTTGAATTGTGCGAAGCGTGCTTGCTCCTCGGCAGTCATTTCAACTTTTACTTTGTCCATTTTCTTTTTGTTTTTTGATGATTACTCTTATTTTCTTGTTTACCTGGTTAAGGTCTTCTATTGTTAGCTTTCTGAAAGGCTTGTTGGCTATTCGTGGGTTCTTACAGAAAGCGTCTACGGTTGCCCAGTCGGTGGTGTCCAGCCCGTATATTTGCAGCTGGTGCAGAATTGCGCTGCGTGCCTTGCGCAATGCTGTCTGCTTCAGGGCTGCTTTGTTGTCGTTGTTCACTACCCTCTCCATGTCGCGGCACATAACGTCGTACTCCCACTTTGATGTCTCTCGGAGCGACTTTGTTCGCCCCTGTGTGTATTGCCATACAAGCGTGTCCTTGTCGGCATGGGGCATCTGCTTCAGCAGCATGTAGAAGCGTGCATAATTTCTTTCTCCTGCCATGTTATTTTATTTTGTAGGTTAATACCGGGCGGCGGTTGCGCAGCACGTCTAATACTGTTATACCTTCGTCTTTCTTGAGACGAGTGCCTATCGTACTTCTGATGCTTTGCTTCGGGTCGGTATTTTTGTGCCATTCTAAAATACAGAACCTTATGTATTGCTCCAATTCCTGCCAAAAGGCGAGCGTATCTTCCACCTTATCTTCTCCGTAGCGGCACACTACCTGCCACTGCAAATCAAGTAACCACGCTGGCTTTCGGCTAATCACCGAGTAGCGCACTAACTGTCCTTTCTTTACTTCCATGTTATTGTTTATTTATTACTTTGCTTATTCCAATATTCTGCCGCACGCTCTTCCCAAATGGTATAATAGCCACGATTGCCAAAATATCTCCCTTTGCTTATTGCCCTGTAGCCCTCCACCCATATTTTCATAGATGCGCTGTACATGGCACTTACTGCTGTGCGACCTAATGGTTTAAGACCTTCAGCTTGCGAAATGAATATTATCAATTTGTTATGGTGGCATTTGCAAAAATCTTCGTATTGCCCTAACGATATGTGGGCATACTGAAAGCTATCCACCACCACAATATCGGGCGAACGACGTCGCTTTAGCCTGTCGTCAAGCTCTGCAAAGTTTTCGTTCAGCAGCACAAAGCGTCTGCCCACATCTGCCATTCCAACACGCACCAGGGCGTTTTGCATGGTCAGGCTGCTGCCTTCCTCCAAGCTGTCGTAGGCTACTTTGCCATAGCGGGTAAGCTCTTTGCAAAGCTGCAACACAAAAGATGTTTTGCCGTTGCCAAGGTTTTTTAGATTTGAAAAAATATCAGGTAAAGAAGTTTCAGTAGTTGATCACAAATTATTTGTTTTACCAGAGGATTTACAAGGAAAGGGGATTTCCAAGACTCTTATCTCTGAAATGGTTAGTCTGTATAAATCATGTAGTATAAATCGTGTCTATATTCACGCTAACATTGATGTGGGAGGTTATTGTTGGGCGAGGTATGGAGCCATAGCAGAAAAAAAGATATGAATATCATTATAGATAATGCTTTGAATTCCAGTAAAATAAGTATCAAGGAAGCAGCAGAAGCAAAATCTATTATTGACAAGTATGATGAATTTGTACCGATGCAGAATTTAGCAAATCTGTCATTCGGAAAAAATACTAATAGGGACTTCATGGCAAGGATATTTAGATTTGTCAAACATAGAGCAATTTGAATATCTCCGTAATTATTTGCATATCGATTAATTTTTGTATATTTGCAGAATGGAAAAATTGAAAGAAGAGTTAACAACAAAGATGCACTCTGAGTTCAATGTAAGTATGGAGACAGAGATCAGGCACAGAGCTGGGTCTCTGTGGAGTGTTACTGGCTTTGATTGTGATAAAGCTACAATGAAAAAGTGGTGCATATCCTATGGGATAACGATTTCTCAAGCTATGAAATATAAAATGTATTGGCAGAAGTTGGCAGAACAGAACAAAGTAAGAAAAGAATAGTACAAAGTATATAAATAGGTGTGATTTGTAAGAAATTAACAAATCAATAGTCCGTTAAATTTTTAGTGTTTTCGAAGCTTTCGTGCTCAATCCCTATTACGCGCAGCGAATTATTGACGTGTTCGAGAAGAACCCGAACACGCCATTAAATAAAGAAAGGATAAATGATATATTTAGTTTCGCTGCTGACGCAGCATAATATTTAACGGACTATTGTACCTTTACAATATAAAATTAAATCACTATGGATTTAGTAAATTTATGTAGTAAGCTCAAAAAGGGAACAGTTTACCTTAAAGATGACTACGAAGATATAGTGTTAAGAATGGAATTTATTGATAATTCCACACATTGTTTTATCAAACGTAGAGGTCGCAAGGAGGTAGAGGTCAATTCAAAAGAAAAAGATATTTTTGAGTCAAAGATGTATGGCAATGAAATCAGTAAAGAAGAATATGATAAATTTAAATGAACTTCGAGAAAAGGCTACACAGATAGCCATTAAAGCTCATAAGGGGCAAGTAGACAAAGGAGGGCACGACTATATCTATCATCCGTTAAGAGTTGAGGCGAAGTCTAATAGCTTCGAGGAAAAGATTGTCGCTTTACTGCATGATACTGTTGAGGACGGAGGTATCGCGGCTGAATATTTACTTATGCTTGGATTTCCGCAAAATATCGTTAATACGGTTCTTGCTGTTTCTCGCAGAGAAGGAGAAGATTATTTTGACTTCATTCAGCGATGTAAAGAAAACCCTATTGGGCGAGTTGTTAAGATTTGCGACCTCGAAGATAATATGGATATAACGAGATTAAATGAATTAACAGAGAAGGATATTAATTGATTAAAGAAGGTTCTTCAGTTAAATGGATAGATATATCTCATAAGTTATATAAAAAAGCTGGTATTATGTATCTTTGTAGTGACCAAACTTCAAGAACATGAATACTAGCATAATGCAAAACGCCTTAGGCGTCTTCCAACAAGACTGTCAGAATCTGCGCTACGAAGATAATAACTTAGTTTTAGAAATCCAAACTCCAAAGGAAAAACTTTGTTGTCCTGTATGTGGAAGTCATAATATCAATCGTAACGGCAGCCATATTCGTCGCTTTGTAAGTGTTCCAATTGGTCTGAGCAAGACCTATCTGGACATGCGTGTACATCGTATTCAATGTCACGACTGCGGCTGTATTAAACAAGAAGACATCGACTTTGCGAAAGGAAAACGTCGGCATACAATAGCTTTTGCAAATATGGTGCTTGACCTGTCTCGCTTTGCAACAATTCAAGATATATCATGTTTCCTACAGGTATCCTGGGATGTCGTACGTAATATACAGATGGAGTTTCTACAGTCAAAATACTCTAACCCAGACCTTTCCATGTTAAGACGTATTTCCATTGATGAGTTCGCCACTCATAAAGGGCATGTATACAAGACCATAGTTGTAGATTTGGATAATGGGCATATTGTTTATGTCGGTGATGGTAATGGCAAGAATGCTCTTGATGAATTTTGGGAACGTCTCGGTAAAGACAAAGAGCATATACAAGCAGTGTGTACAGACCTTTCTGCAGCATATACAAGAGCTGTGAGTGAGCACCTTCCCAATGCAGCACTTGTAGTAGACCACTTTCATGTAACCAAGCTTATGAACGAAAAGGTGGACTTGCTAAGGAGACAGATATGGCATGAGGAAAAGGACATCAACAAGCGTAAAGTAATCAAAGGAACACGTTGGTTGTTACTCAAAAATGGAAATGATATTTTTGATTATGCACACAAAAATAGACTGGAGAATGCCTTGAGCCTAAACCGTCCGCTGATGATTGCCTATTATCTCAAAGAAGATCTTAAGGAAATATGGAATCAGTGTAGTAAGCAAAAAGCTAAAGAT